ATGGCACCGCGCCTGGACGCAGCGCATTGACGAAATGCTATTGGACGGGGCCGGGCCGTTGTTCGGCGAGTTCGACACCCGCTACATGCGCGCCGGATCCATCAAGGACCGTGCCGTGTACGCCCGCACCATGGTCGAAATGGGCCTGATGAGCCCGAACGAGTACCGCGACGAAGAAGGCTGGGACCCACGACCTGGCGGCGACGAATACCTCAAGCCGATGAACATGACCAGCGGAACCGCGAAAGAAGGAACCAATGCAAAAGAAGAACCCACAGCGCCTTGAGCGCAAAGACGCAGCCGGGGGGCGCGAAGTTCGTTCGTTCGCGCTGCAGATCAAAGCCACTGGAGATGACGGCACGGTAGAAGGCTACGGCTCCGTCTTCGGTGTGCGGGACAACTATGACGACGTGATCGCCAAGGGCGCCTTCATTCAGTCCCTGAAAGACCACAAGGCGGCTGGCACCATGCCCGCCATGCTCTGGCAACACGATGCCGACAAACCCATCGGCGTCTGGACAGAGATGGTCGAAGACGAAAAGGGCCTTCGCATCAAGGGCCAGCTCGCCATGGAGACCGTCAAGGGCAAAGAGGCCCACGCCCTGCTCAAGATGGGCGCGCTCAACGGCCTGTCTATCGGGTTTATGTCCAAGGAATGGGCCTACGACCGTGATACTGAAGTGCGCACACTCACGGCCATTGACCTGTGGGAAGTTTCCCTGGTCACCTTCCCCGCCAACGAAAAGGCGCGGGTCACGAATGTGAAGTCTGCAGACGAACTGCAGGCTCCAAAAGATGCTGAAAAAGTCCTGCGTGATGCCGGGTTCAGCAAAAGCGATGCGACGGCCTTTGTGTCGCGCGTCATGCGCATGGGCGAAGTGCGGAGGGATTCCGTGGATTCGACCGTAGCGGCAATGAAGTCAGCCGAGAGGCTGCTGCGTTCCCTCACCTCCTGACGAACCCGTCATCACCAACAAAGCCACCTTCGGGTGGCTTTTTTATTTCAGAAAGAACCACCATGCGTAAAGCAAACACACTCCTGGCCGTCATGGCCGCCCACATGGCCGCATTCACGGCCAAGGCCCAAGCTATCGGCGCCTACGAAAAGCGCGAAGAACCCAGCGTCAAGTCTGTGGCCGATGCCCTGGACAAGATCGCAACGGCCTTCGATGAGTACAAGAAGACCAACGACGCCCGCATCGAAGCGGTGAAGTCCGGCGCCTCGACCGAAGCCCTGGACGCCAAGCTCGCCAAGATCGATGAACACATCGACGGCCTGAACGAGGTCAAGTCCAAGCTGGAAAAGATGGAAACAAAGCTGGCCCGCCCCGGTGCCGGTGAAGGTGGCCGCCAAGATGGCGAAAGCAAAGAGGCCGTGGAATATCGCCACGCTTTCCTGGACTGGATGCGCGCGCCAGGCGACCACGAGCGCCAACAAAAGGCCGCCACTGCCGCCAAGCAACTGGAAGCCAAGAACCGCGACGGCCGCGAAACCCGCGCCACGCAGACCGTGACCTCTACCGGCTCCGCTGGTGGCTTCGCACTGCCCGAGATCATTGAGCGCCAGATCGCCCGCCTGTCGGTGGACATTTCCCCAATCCGTCAAATTTCCACCGTTCGCACTGTTGGCAGCCCTGACTACAAGGAACTGTTTGATGTGAATGGCGCTGGCTTTGAGTGGCTTGGCGAAACCGACGCACGCAACCAGACCAACACGCCAAACCTGGCAGAAGTCGCCCCCACCTTTGGCATGGCATCTGCCAAGCCCCAGGCATCGGAAGAGTCGCTGGATGACTTGTTCTTCGACGTGGAAAACTGGCTTATCAGCTCCGCTGCAGAGGCCATCGCACAGGGTGAAGGCGTCGCCTTTGTGAGCGGCGACGGCACCAAGAAGCCCACAGGCTTCCTGGCTGGCCCCGCACCCGTCACCACCAGCGATGAAATCCGCGCATTCGGAACGCTGCAGTACATCGCATCCGGCCAAGCTGCTGCACTGCCAACCAATGCGGACATCTTCCTCGACATGGTGTATTCGCTGCGCGCTCGCTATCGCAACAACGCGCAATGGGTCACTTCAAAGCTGGTGCTGGCGGCTCTGCGCAAGTACAAGGATGCCGTGTCGGGGCAGTACCTGTGGCAGCCCGCCCTGACCGCAGGCCAGCCCGCCACGTTCCTCGGCTACGGCATCACCGAAGCTGAAGACATGCCTGCTGTCGGTGCTGGTGCGTTCCCGCTCGCCTTTGGCGACTTCAAGGAAGGCTACCTGATCGCTGATCGCGTCGGCATGCGCATCACCCGCGACGAAATCACGGCCCCCGGTTTCGTGAAGTTCTACGTGCGCAAGCGCGTTGGCGGCAAGCTGCGCAACACCCAGGCAATCCGCGTGCTCAAGGTGGCTGCAGCCTAATCAACAAAGGCCCTTCGGGGCCTTTTCTACTGGTACTCCATTATGAAACTGCACATCAAAAAAGACTTCGCCTACTGGCACGGTGGCGTCAAGCGCGCCGACTATGCAGCCGGTCAAGAAGTAGATGCAGACGATCAAGAAATGATCGCCGTTGCTTTGGCCGAAGGTTGGGCGACGGACGGAGTGCCAGCAGAAAAGGCAGATAAGCCAGTCAGCAGCAAGGCCCGCAAAGCCGCGCCGGAGAACAAGTAAATGAGCTTCGTCCAACTGTCCGAAGCCAAGCTCCACCTGCGCGTCGACAGCCTGGACGAAGACGCGCTGATTGCCGTGTACATCGTCGCCGCAGAGCAATCGGCGGTGTCTTTGCTGGATCGCGGCGTGTACGCGGACGGCACGGCGCTGGGCGCGGCCAAAGCATCGGCACCGGCAGACCTGACAGCGGCCACCGCCACCTACGCCGCCGCCATTGCCGCCGCCCAGGCGCTGGCAGACGCCACCGAGCAGGCCGCCGCCACCCAGGCCGCAGAGTACGCCTACCTGCGCGCCCAGGTGGCCTACCGGCAGGCCATGGACGGCATGGTGGTGAACGACACCATCAAATCCGCCGTGCTGCTGATCGTCGGCCACCTGTACGCGCACCGTGAAGACGTGGTGGCGGGCGTGTCCGTTGCCAAGCTGCCCAACGGGGCCGAATGGCTGCTGGCGCCGTACAAGGTGTACGCCTGATGCAAGCCGGACGCTTGAACCGCCGCTGCACATTGCAGGCCCCAAGCGAAGTGCAAGACGAGCTAGGCCAGCCCATCCCCGGGTGGACGGACGTTGCTACGGTGTGGGGCGATGTGCGCATGAAATCGGGCCTGGAAGCCATCAAAGCGGGTGCGTCTGTGTCCGTGGTGCAGGCGAGCATTCGCGTGCGCTACCGGGCCGGAATTACGGCGGGGATGCGCGTGCTGGTGGATTCGGTGGCGTACAACATCACGGCGGTGCAGCCGGATGTTGGCGGGCGGGAGTTTGTGGATTTGGTGTGTGAGGTTGTGGCCTAAATGATCTCCATAGCCTTCGACTTCAGCAAGCTGGCCGCCAAGCTGGACAGCATCACCAAGGCCGCAGAAGAATCCGTGCGCCCCGCTGCACAGGCCGGGGCACAGGTGTTCTATGACGAAGTTCGCCAGCGTGTGCCAGTTTCTGCAAAGCCGCACAGCACCAAAGGCAAAAAGCAGACCTTCAACCCCGGCACGCTGCGCAGCGCCGTTTATCAAGCCTTTGCCAACAAGGAAAGCGGCGACGGCAAGGCCATGTACAGAATTTCGTGGAACAAGACGCACGCCTTTTACGGGCGGTTTGTCGAGTTCGGCACATCCAAGATGGCCGCAAAGCCGTTCCTACGCCCAGCCTATGACGCCGCCCGCGCAAGAGCGTTGCAAGCGGCAAAAGAGCGCATGGCTACCGAAGTGAAGAAGGCCACGAAATGAGCGCCGAAGCAACCCTGTTCACGCTGCTGACCGGCCTTGTAGGTGGGCGCGTTTACCCCGATGTTGCCCCGTCCGGTGCCGCACTGCCGCGCATCGTGTACCAACAGGTGGGCGGGCAGGCCATCAACTACATCGAGGGCACGCTGCCAGACAAAGAGCATGGCCGCATGCAGATCACATGCTGGGCAGCTACACGCGGCGCGGCGATCACGCTGGCAAAGCAAGCAGAGGCCGCAATCCGGGCCGCTACGGCGTTTCAGGCCGAACCCATCGGCGCGCGGATTGCAGGCTACGAACAAGACACGAACTTGTATTCGTGCATGCAGGATTTTTCGATCTGGTCAACCAGATAACCCACTGATTTAGGCGCAAGCCAACCCAGCAAGCCCCTCGGGAAACCGCAGGGGCTTTTTTGTTGCCCGGCGCATGCAGGGCGCTCCCCCAACAGGCTCGCTTCGGCGGGCCTTTTTTGTTTCTCGAAAGAAAGGCCCTCACCATGGCACAAGTCCCAACCGGCACGCTCTTTAGCCTCGCCACCACCTTCGGCACGGCTGTCACCGTGTCCGCCATCTCCAACGCCACCGAAGCCGTTTGCACGGCCACTGCGCACGGCCTTAGCACCGGCGACGTGGTGGAAATCACCAGCGGCTGGGGACGTCTGAATCGCCGAGTGTTCGAGGTGGAAGTCATTGATCCCGCCAGCTTCAAGCTGCTCAAGGCCAACACCGCCAGCACCGCCCACTTCCCCCCAGGCTCTGGCGCGGGTTCGGTGCGTGAAATCACCGCATGGCAGCAACTGCAAAAGGTTATGAGCCCCAGCACCAGCGGCGGCGAACCCAAGACCGTGACCTACAAGTTCTTGGAATCGGACGTCGAATATTCGATCAATGACGGCTTCACCGCCACCAGCATGATGCTGGAATTTGACGACGACGACACCACCGCAGGCTACACGGCCATGCGCAACCTGACGGACACCCAGACCGACACGGTTCTCAAGATGCTGCTGCGCTCCGGCTCGCGTACCTACCTGCCTTGCACCGTGGCGCTGAACGACGTTCCGCAGTTGCAGGACGGCCAGATCAACCGCATCCGTGGTTCGTTCGCTGGCAACAACCGCCACACCCGCTACAGCGCCTAAACACCAGCCCTCCTCGTGAGGGCTTTTTTGTTTCTGGCTTCGGCCACCACCGGCACCTACCCGGCTCGTTTCGTCCTTCGC